AGAGAGTTTAACTTATCGTCTATTGGTTCTTTTGTCATAATTAACTGTCATTGGTTTCACTAAAACTTTCTTTAGCACCATCATCATAAAATGTCACTGTTTCTGCAACTACGAATGTATCTGTTGGGTCAACAGAACCTACAAATTTAAGTGTAGTGTTTGTTTCTATAGTCACTGCACCTGAAACTACCATTGATAGTCTATCAGTTGCAATTGAAACAACTGTTGGATTGGTTGCATTCCCTGTTCCAAATATTTCGTCATTTGCACTTATCTTTGTATTTATTGCAGTCGGAAAGGTGATTGTTGTGGAGTTAGACACTGCATTCGGTATTTCTGCAAATGCGGGTTCATAGTGTTTAACCTCTTTGATTAGTCCACTGTCTGCAATTTCTGAAGTTGTAAAGTTTGCATTTCCAGTATTGATATATTCTCTTTCAATAACACTTTTAATAACACTTCCAGTATAGACTGGGCCGAAGAAGTATAGTTTCATAGTAAACTCTAAGGTATACTCAATAACTCTTCTTTCTTCAAAGGAACCCTCATAAGTATCTTCCATTGCAACACTATTAAGTGTAATTGGAACATCTCTAGTATCTGTCATAGAGTCAATCATTTTCATTGTGACTGTATATTCGGGTTGAAAATATGGTAAAATTTGTTCTACGATTTGTAATGCATCATTCATGTTCTTTGCAAGAACACTTAGTGTAAAAGTTAAGTTGTATGGTGCTGGGTTGTATTGATATGAACGATTCACTCCGTCTGTATCTAAATCAGATTTAGAATGTCTTATCAATTTATTTTGTTGTCTTGTTGGGTCATACTCAAAACCATTCAGTTCGAATGCAAGTCTTGGTAAAGAAATTGCACTTCTATTATTATCTGAAAGATTTGGTTCTTCCTGTAGTCTTGCAAGGAATTTTTGTTTTGGGCCGTATGAAATTGGAACCTTTATTATACTTAACACAGTTCCGTCTTCTTTTGTTTTCTTTAATGTGATATTATTAAACAGTGTTCCGAAGATTGATACTGCTCTTTTAATTGTCTCATTATAAAAATGTGTCCCAAACATTATGTGACCTCACCAAATGGGTTTGTTTCTGAGAAGTCTAAGTAGTTATCTGCTTTGTCTTCAAAGTCTTTATTTTGTGCAGAACCATCATTGTTCATAGTCAATACGTCATTGATAGCTGCAATTGTATCTGATACACCCGAATCTACACCAACAAGTGTATCTCCAACTGTAAGTGTTGCAGTGTTATGAATAATTGTTGTTGCATTACCCAGTGAAGTCTGAACCTCACCAACAACAACTCCGTTCTTAGTTATATTTTCACCAATAGAATATGCATTTTGGTTGGTCATTGTTAATCCTATTGAATATGCTTGGTCTAATTCTATTAAGTCTGCATATGAACCAGTATCGAAATCTTCTCCACTGTATTCGAACAACTCACATTGTAATTTAAATACAAATAGTTTACCCACTTGATAGAATGGATTTTCATGTTCAACAAATTTAATCTCAAACATTGAACCACTGAGAGGGAAATAAAGTAAATCTCCTTCGTTAGGTCTCATTGAAGTTGCAAGGTTTGAATCTAAGGATATAAATCTTTCCCAACTTCTAAGTGATATGATAAATGTTGCTTGGTCTCTTACTTGGACACCAAACTTAGACATGAGGTCTCCTTCTCCTTCAAAACCTTCTGTATTTTCTAAATACATTTCTACAGAATATGCATCACCGAATGTTGACTGCACGTCTTCACCAAGTATAGTGTCTTCCTCTACAATTTCTCTTGGTAGATAATATGTTTCGTGACCATATATTCGTAATGACTCAACAACTAAATCCTCATAGAGGTGTTGTTCAGTCGATACTGCATGGTTAAAAAATACGTTTGTAGGCATTTATTACCCCATTAAGTCCATGACTGGCATTTCAAAGTTCAGTCTAGACTCTTCTTCTAATTTTGTAATTTCTTCTTGTGCTTCTTGTTTCATTGCAGAACCATCGAGTGTCACCCCGCCTGGAAGTGCAATACCTTGGAACTTGGATAGATTTTCACCCCATTGATACTTAACTAATGCAGTTGCATATTTTTTCAACCACATATCATTGTAGATATCAGTCATGTCTGTAGGGTCTAATTTTCTATAACATTCAATAATGATATACTCTCCAGCACTTAATTTACTTGCACTGTAGTCCATGTAGAGTCTGTTAGAGTGCATATTATATCTTATGGGTATCTGACCCACTAAGATATCATTTAAAAGTGATAAGTGTGATTGAACTTGTGAATAATATAAAACACTGGTTGAAGTTAAATCATACAAGTCATTAAGTCTTAATTGGTATTGAATATCAAACATACTTGAAGTCTGACCCGAATTGAAAGGGAATATCTGCAATACACTTAACACATGTTCGGGTAGTGTAATGTAGTTTTGACCTTCACCAAACGTCTGACCTGAAATTGCATGTGTTCCACTTGTCGCTGCATTGTGAGTTTCATTCGTTTTAAATGAATCAATCTCTTGTTGTGTAATTTGGTGTTTAAGGTATGTTTTTATAGAACCATCGTAATGATATTCACGGAAATATTGAAGTGCCTCGTCCATTCTGTCATCAAATTGGTCATCGTCCACATTGATTTCTAAAACTGGAGCTCCAAGTTTTCTCTTTATATACTCTTTAAAGGTTGCTTTTGAATTTGGTTCTGCCATAGTAGTTTCCTGTTATACTACTATTTATAACGAATTTAATCTTGGAAATAGGTTTTACTTTGAAGTCTGTCTATCTTTGTATCTATATTACTAATTGAATCCATAATTCTTTGAAAGTCAGCTTCAATTTGTTCTCTAGTAGCATAATCCCTAGCAATCTCTTCTCTTGTTTTATTGATTAGAATATCAATTCGTTTTTGTTCTGATAGAACATTTCTAACTAAGAAACCTATGGGTAGGATAACAACTGTCATTACGACATTCCATAAGATATAAGGTGATACGACTATTTCCATACCATTATTTATCTATTCTACTCGTCTGTAGTGGTTTGGTTTTGTATTAGTTTTCCATTTTCATCAGTATGAAAAGTAAGTTCATCAGGGTGGAACCCTTGCAACTGAGAATGTCTTGCATTGTCTGAAAGGAAATTCATATTCATATTGAATGATATACTATATCTATCTTTTTGAGTAAGATTGGGTTCAACCATATGCATTAATGCACTTGGAAATAGAAATAAATGACCAGTTCTTGGTGCAAGTTTCCAGTTCTGTGCATCTCTAGGAGAATATGGAAAGTCTGAAACTACTTTACAGTCTGTATCAATAGCCATAAAATTACCTTCATCACCATCTGCTTTTATATAAAACACACCACTATACCAACAACCATTATGTAAGTGTGGTGCATTCCATGCTGTATTATCATTAATGTTTGCCCATGCATTACCTATTGATAATTGAAGTTCTGTTGGACTGTGTCCTGTATAACTCAATAATTCAGTATCAAAAGTATTCTTAATTGTTCTTATTGCTTTAGAGAAGGTTGGATTTCTTTCTACACCATCATTAGACTGCCAACCAGTATACTGATTAGAGACTTGTCTACCCTTCGGGTCTTTCTTTCTCATACTATCCATAGTATTTGCTAACATATCCATATAATCTTGTGTTAATACACCTTCGTCTACAAGGTTTCTTTCAATACATGCATATGGAAATAGTAATCTAATCGCCATCTTTATCTCCTATAGGTAATTCTAGTTGTATTTCGGGTGAGTCTTCACTGACATGATAAGGACACTCGGGTGGTGGACTCTCTTCTTTAAAGTTTTTACCCTTACCTGTATGTAGTTTCCCACCTCTATATCCACCTAATGCAAATTCTTCACTTCTTGCTTCATTAGAAGTTGCTGGGTCTCTTGAAAACTCGTCCATAGTTTTTTGACGACCTTCATTTGCAGTTAGATAACTTCTATTCTTTGTCCAGTCTTCACTTCCGTTTACTACGTAAGTTGCATTCCATTCCTCTCTTTTAAATGGTATTACTTGAACTAAAGGAGTTCCTTTCTTTATAACAAACGAATGACTGACACGTGGATAAAATATAATTTGTGCATTGTCATAGTTTGCATTAAATTTATCCGTGTCAATAATTCCCTGCCATGTTGCAAAGTATTTATTTTGAAATAAAAATGGGTCTAGATACATAGTGGAATATCCAGGCGGTGTAGTTATGTTCCATGCATTTCTAAACTTAAATGCACTCCTTACGGGTGCTTCATCATCAGGAAGATATTGAAATGCATATCCCATCTGCCATGAGGGGTGATGAGGAGAAGGAGTTTCCCAACCATCTCCAAATTCTTGTGAACCAACATATTGACTGTCATCATTATCATCTATGTGACCATTTTTTACAATCATATCTCGATTTGCACACAAATACCAACCACTTTTTAACCAATCGTCCATGGCTGGACATGCACGTATAGTAGTTCCCATGATTCCACGAGTATATTCATTGAACTTCATATTTTTCCACCAATCGGGTGTGACAGATTTTGCTAATACAGGTTTAGTGTCTCTTAAAGTCTGTTCATTAAATGTGTTGAATTCTATTGTGGGCATTGTTTAAACCATTCCTTATCTTCTACAAGTCTAATTTCATCACCTCTGATTACTATTGACTTCCTATCTATATATCGTGCTTCGGGTGTGGGTGCATCTGCACCATGTGGTATTCTTCCGTCAAATACAACAAGTCTATTTGGAACAAATTCTATTTCTGCAATTTGGTGGTTCTTAATATGGTCATTCCTTCCATGTAAACCCTGTTGCATTTCATCATATATTCTCAAAGGGCCTCCCCAATGTTTTGACCAAAACGTATTAGTGTAATACAGAAATGATAGATTCCATTCATCTTCATCTGAACAATCTGAGTGTGTTGTTCCATGTAATCCTTGTGTCTGAGAGTTTAAACCCATATATTGAAATCTTTCCCATGCAAAACCAAAATCAGTTTGTAGTTTTTTATCTAAAAATCTTGCTACTAGTTTGGGTGCAGAATTGTGATAATCTGCAATGTCACCTGCGAAATTAGGATATGTATATTTTGGACTTCTTTCAAGTGCAGAGAGTAGTGTTCCACCCCAAAATTGATGATGTGATAAACCTGTAGGACTTGTCCCTCTTACTTCATTCCTTTTTGCCCAAATGTTAGAATTACCAATTGATTTATCGACCCAATGATGTAGTTGGACTGGCAACCAATTATCAATTATGTGAATGTCTTTAAGGGGGAATCCTATATCTTTTAACTTAAAGGACTCATCATGATAAATGAGTTCCATACATTAACCTGTTCTAGAGTCGGGAAGAACTAGTGGTTCGGGAATTACAGATAAGTATTCTTCGTATTGTTTTAGAGTATCTTCTCTTGTGGACATTATCTCTTGAGCAATCTGACTAAAACATGAGTATGCAGTATCACAATATTCTAAAACTCTTCTTGCATCTGCACGTCTAGGGTGATTTGAACCTTCTCTTCCAGCGTATGTTGCATAATATAAATCAATCATACCATACAACTCTGAAGTTGCTTGAGTATATTGACTAATTGTATGTTCTAGTCTGTTAACATATTGTGTATTTAAGTTATATCCTAAAGGTGGTTCTGAATTTTCTATGTATAATTCAATACTACGTTTATCTTCATCAGTTAGTGTGGATTTTTCTTGACCTTCGAAATCTATAATTTCGTCATTCCATTTTAATATTTTAACTTCAATATCATCATAGACAAGAACCTCATAATCAAATCCTAGTTCGGGTTGGTCTACATTTTCATATTCCCATTCCAAACCATTTGGTTTTCTAATTATTAGTTTTCCGCTTTCTGTGTAAATTAATGCATTCATTTATTTGTTCCTCTCTCCATTATATAATAGAATTGTTATTTTTGCAAGATGTTTTTTGCTTTTATCCAATCATCTAGATTATTTATGTTGGAATAATCCATGTCTTTTACCCATGGGCCTCCCCTTGTATAGTGAATACCATGGTAATCCCATTTTTCATCAGGGTTATCATACCCTTCGGTAAATACATACTTTTCGGGTATCGGACTAATCTTATCAGTCCATTCGAATTGGTGTAGTTGTTTTCCTGTCCATGTATTGACAGCTTCGGGTGTTAACTTTTTACAGTCTTCATGACCATTATTAAAAATCATAAGACTTGACCATAGTTTCTTAGGATAATCTATATTGACCTCACCATTAAACTTAGTTGTATCATGTTCTATTTGTTTATACTGAATACATGCAACTGCATCATCTAAATTCAGATAATAGAATAAAGGTAGA